GCAAACAAATCAACAAAATTTTCTCTATAATTTTCTTCAAATATTTCTTTTATTTCTTTATAAAATCTTCCTTTGCTTCCAAAGTATCCAAAAGGTGGCTTTATCCTAGGCATCTCTATTACTCCTTTTAACTTTTTTACTTTCCATACTTGTTATAACTTATTCAAGAATTAAATGTTGCAATATTTGTAAAAATTATAAAAATTACAATAAATAAAAAAAGTACACCATTTCTGATGTACCTTTTTTAAATTTACTATTTCAACTTTTCTTTAAATATTCAATTAATGCCTGCTCTATTACCCATGAAAGAGTTTTTTCAGGATATTTTTTTTCTATCTTTTCTAGAAGTGTTGGAGCTATCCGAAAAGATTTTGTTATTTTCTTTTTCTCATCTTCTATTTTTTTTCTTCCAGCTCCCTCTCTTTTCCCACCTAATGTCATAATTATCTTCCTTTTTTTAATTTTCTTATTTTTTTGATTGAATTTACTATAACAACTATATCAATTAAAATTATAACTATTAAAAAAACTTTATTTTTAGAATAATGTAAGTAAGTTATTAGAAATAATGTATTAACTGTCAATAAAAGAGTATTCTTCATATTGTTTTTATGAGTAAAATTTGATATAATCTAATCAAGAAACTGGATTGCTCCAGTTCCTTGATATTTGAGTTAGTTGAAATAACTTACTAATAGAATTATAAGCGTTAGGACTGCTATGATTAACTCTATTATTGCTGTTATTAGTTCAATTAACTCTTTTTTATTCCCTCCTTTCTTTTGATCTTTTTTCTTTTTACTCATTTCTTCACCTCCTTTTATATAAGAATTATAACATACTTTATTGATTAATGCAATACTTTTTTCAAAAAATATTTAATTTTTTTTATAAAAAAAGAGAGTTTTTGAACTCTCTAAAATAGGCTATATTGATTATCTTTCTTAACTTGAAGGGTACTTTTATATGTGCTATTTTCTTCAAGCAACTCAAGACTCTCTAAATCAATTTGCCAAGTATTCTTCTTTTGATTTTGGATACATCTATATCCCAAAGTCCCAATTCTACAATAATTATATATCGTTCCAACTGAAACTCTCAGCCTATTAGCTGCCTGAGCTACACTTATGTATTTTTTTGACATTTTTACCCTCCAATCTTTTATTTTCTTTCTTTTTCCCAAAACGCTTCATTATATTTTTTAAATTCTTCTTTTAATACTTCAAGTTCTTCAAGAGTGATCATTTCCTTTTCTTGTAATTCATCTAAAATTTTTTTAACTTTTTTATTTTTTTTATAATCATGAAAATAGCCTATTATTTTAAAATTACTTTTTGCTATTTTCCCTTTCAATATATTTTTTTCTATTTTATTTGCTGTTGTCAAAAAACTGTTAAAAGCATTTCTTTTTAAATCTTCAATATTAATCTCATCTGTATTTTTATAATATTCTTTAAAAGTCTTATCTCCAATAATATTATCCATACCTTTTTTAAAATTATCAATAGCTTTCTTTTTTAAATTTTCTATTTCTTGCTTCTTTTCTTCTTCTTTTTTTCCTAAGTTAAATAACCATTTCAACATAATTAAGCCCCCTCATTTAATTTTGTTCAATATAATTATATTAAATCATTATTTACAAAAAGTAAATAGAAATTTTAAATTTTACTTTATAACACAATACCACTCAGCTCTATCCAAAGAAATTCCAAAGATAGATTTTTTATATTTCTTCACTACAAAATTTACATTGAAAGCCTTTTGAATCAGTTTTGAAAGATTATTTTCAAGACTTCCAAATATAAGAAATACATTATTATTTTTTAAATTATTCTTTACGAATTCCACAAGCCTAGCATCATCTTTTTCGGTCCAGTTATTATTATAATTATAGCCTTTTTTACCAATTTTTACTACTTCTGTTCCACACAAATAAGGGGGATCTAGTAGTATAAAACTATCTTTATAGCTCCAATTCTCATTAAAATAATCATGTGTTATTTCTATATTTTTTAACTTGTCCAGGTATATTTTTATCTTTTCTATTTTAGCTGCTGAATAAAAGCTATTAGATAAAGAAGCCCCATTATTTAAACTTGCAAATAGTTCAACTACTTTTATTTCATTATCTGTAAAATTAAAAATATTTTCTTTTCTAAACTTTTTATATTTTCTTTTAATTTCTGCCCATAGCTTTTTGTCTGCATATAATTCTTTTACTGCAACTTTTTCTATATCTTTATATAAGAATCTAGCAAATTCTTTATATCTGTTTATAGTCATTTTATTGCACTTCAAGAAACTTTCAATATGCTCATCTTTTACATTTGCTATTACTTTAATATTTTTAAAGTCTTCTTTGAGATTTACTGCTACTTCCATTCCACCAGCAAATAAATCAATGTAAGTATTTTTCTTACTTTGTATAAATATTTCTTTTATTTCGCTATAAAATCTTCCTTTACTTCCAAAGTATCTAAAAGGCTTTTGTATCTTCATTTTATTCCTCCTTAAACAAAAAAAAGAGCCCAGTAACTCCAACAATTTAACTTGTTGAAATACTGAGCTCAATGCTACAAAGTATTTTAATTATTCTATTTTTTTATAACTTTTATCGGTACTCTTTTATTTGCTTCTATGATGTATCCATTTTTTATTTTCACCTCACACCAGCCTTCATGCTTTTTTATTTCTTCTAAAATATACTTCTCATTCTTTTCAATGTTAGTTTCCATTCAGTACCTTCCTCATCTTTGCTAGTGCATTATGTTTCGCTATATGCACTCTTTGTCTGCTAACTTTCAGTTGTTTTGCAACCTCTTTTCCAGAATATCCATCGAAGTATAACTTTTTAATAATATATTTTTCTTGCTTTGTACAGCAATCGAGCAATTTAGCCACAAATGTTTTATTTTCTAAATCTACATTATTTATATTTTTATCCTCAATTTCTAAACCTTCATAAGTTTGAAATTGTATTTTATCCCTCCTTCCTTTCTTGATTTCAGTGATAGCATTATATGAAACCCTATAATTTTCTTTATCTATAAATCTTCGAATTCTAGCTTCAATGTTGGGATATAAGTGAGTGAGAAACTTAGTATTATAACTAAAATCATAAGTTTTTATAGCTTCATAGATTCCAAGTATCCCTTCCTGGAATCCGTCATCTGTTCCACCCCATTTATTATTTATCTTTCTAACTGCATTCAAATACTGTTCAATTAGCTTTTCAGTTGCCTCATTATTTCCAGCTTTAGCCTTATGAATTAGTTCTAATACTTCTTTACTCTCCATATTCCCCTCTTATAATGCCATTTTACTTCTTACAATCTTTTCTTTAGCTACATCTATAACTGTCTTAATATCTTCATATTCTAGCCCTATATTTGTTAATTCTTGCTCTAATAATGCTTTATTTCCTTTTATTTTTTCTATCTTTTTATTTAGTTCAGCTATTTCAGCATTAGCAACTGCTATACTATTGTTAATTTCTGTTTTTCTTTCAAAATACTTGTCTTCAAAATTATTTTCTTCAATCTCTGCTCTTTTAAGATTTTCAAGTAAAACTTTAAGCATTGATCTATTTCCTTCATCATCTAATCCATAGTCTATTGCATAGCAAGTTACTAAATTATCTCCAACAACTACATAAGTCATTAATAATTGCTCATTTATATAAAATTCAGCTTTCTTATTTCCCTCATAAGCTGCTGTATTAATATATCTAGCTTCTTTAAACTCCTCTTTTAAACTTGCTTCTAAAACTTCTATTTTATCTTCATTTGCTTTCTTCCAAATATCCCAAGTTCTATCACTTATAATATTAGCTTTGTGAACTCTTGAAGCATATCTCATTAGAGCATGCTTTGTTATATTAATTTCTTTCATTAATCTTCCTCCCAATCAGCTATTTCTTCCACATCAGAATATGAATAATTATGACAGTGAGAACATTCATAATAATCTGTATCATACAAACTTAAATCATCACCAGTAGTTTCTTTATTTGAATTTAATTTTACTAAAATTCCCATTCTCACTCCTACTTCTTCTCCACACTTTTTACATTTCCACATTTTATATCTCTCCTAACTCTAAACAATCATCACTGTCAGTGCTTTCAACAGCAACAAGCATTGTCCAACCACCATATTTATTAGTTTTAAATCTTTTTAAAGATTTTACTTTCCCTATTATTTTTCCTCTTATAAATTGTTTTACTATTATACTTTTCCCTAAACCAAGAGGTTTTTTAGATGTAAACATTGGTAATTCTCCATTATCAAAAGTTACATCTGTAAATTTACAAGGTAAAATTGTTATATAATTATCTATCATTCTTTTTACAAATTTTTTAGTATTCTTTTTATTCATTTCCACCACTCCAAATTAAATTTTTTCAATTTCCTCTAATACCCATTTAAAAATAATTATCTCTTGTGTTAATTCCTGAATTAATTCCTTCTTTCCTAATTTAGAATTTTTTAAAAATTCAATGTTTTCTTCATATTCTTTTAATTTATTTCTTATCTCTGTTTCTGTTCTCATTCTTCTCCTTTATTTATTTCAATTTTCTTTTCTCTTGCCAGTCTACTATCTCTTCAAGAATATAAATTAATTTACTACATTCCTTAACTGTTATATTATCCACTGTTTTATCTTTTCCTAGATATTGTTCTATAAATTCCTTCTTATCTTTCTCATAGTAGACTTTACTATATAAAGTATTAAACTTATTTATTTGCTTTTCTGTTGCATAATTATTTATTAACCTTTCAAATATTTTTATAAGGATCTCAGCCTGATTATAGCTGAGATCCTTACTAGATTTTTTATTAAATTTACTTTTTAAGAGTATTCTATACTCTTCATCTTTTAAGCCTGCTTTGTGCTTTAATGTATGAATATATTTAATTTGATGTTTCTTTATCTCCTTCATTTTTTAAATCCTCCATAACAGTAGTCATAGATAATGGGATGTTAATTTTATTGCCATTCTCATCTTTATAATATGCCTCTATAAATGTTTTAGATCTCTGAGGCTTCCAAGCCTCTTTAATTATTTGAACTCCTTCTGTTAGTTCAACATCATTTATATTACCAGCTATCTTTTCTAACTCCATAACTCTTGAAGCCTTTAAATTCCCATTCTTATCGTTTTTCAATAACAAATTAACTATTTCTAATAAATGTGTATTTTCACCCTGAACAGTTTTATAAATATAGTTCTTAACCTTTTCTATTCCAGCATGAACTGTATCGTCAAAGCTATCAAGCATTCTATAACCCAATGTTATAGATATTTTCCCATCACTTGTTGTAAATGTGTGAGATTGTTGATTATCTTTTACTCCATAAAGTTCTGCTTTTAGTTCTAAGATACTTTTAAAGTCATCAAACACTTCTTTTTTTAACATCATTATTTGTGCTGAAATATTTTTTATTTTATCTATTTCATTTATTACAGTTTCATCAACAAGATTTTTATAAGCATCCACCTTTGCTTTTCTCTCAGCTTTTTTCTGTCTATCTTCCTCTAATAATTGCTTTCTTAATATTTCTTTTTCTTCAGCTGTCATATTTTCTAAATTCATTTTTTCCTCCTATTTTCATTATTCTAGTATTTCAAAGTCTTTTAAAAATTCACTATTTATCCCTCTACAATCACCATTTTGAAATTCTAAATAACTTCCCCATAATTTAACTGGTTTATTTTCTCCTTCTTCTTCAACATCAATTAAATACTCATCAATATAATTACCTATTTTGAACTTTGGAAAGCCCCATAAACTTGCATACTCCACTCCACCATTTAAAAGCATTCCTTCTTTTATTTCTTTTCCATTTTTATCAAAAAATCCTTGCATTTTTCCTCCTATAATTTCATTAATAATATAAACCCAGTGATTAAAAAATATATGCCAAATATTGTATAAATAGCCATAATGAATAAAAGAAATTTCAGTATTCTCAGAGCAATTGGCTTTTTACAATAAATTCTTTCTCCATCAAGATACACTTCTCCGTCACTATATACTTTTCCATTAAATACTGTTGAATATGTTCCATCTTTTATTATGTATGTTTTTCCATTTACAGTTACTCTATTTATACTCATACTGTTTTAACTCCTCCATTCTTATAAATTCTTCATATCCTGTTAATACATCCATAAGCCTTGCATATACTCCATTATTATCTTCATAAGTATATATAATTCCATTAATCTTATATAAGTCTTTTATTCCCATAGTTAGTCCTTTAATCTTTTAAAATCAACAACAGTTACAGCAACATCTTCTGTTCTAAACTTATTTTTTAAAAATTTTCTTAGCTCTTCTATAAATTCATCCAGTAACTTTTCTGTCATTTCTTCATTAAAAATTCCAATCTTTCCAGTGTATGATATAACTCCATACACCTTATAAATACAACTTACATAATATTTATATTTCTTTTTTCTTCCAAAAAAACCTCTTTGAAATTTACAATCTTGCCCAACATTGAAGCCTGCAATAAATAAAGTAATTCCAAGTCCTGCTAAAAGCCAATCACTCATAATGCCTCCTTATCAAATCTTGCCCATAAATAGCTTTTTATTTCTCCTTTATCATTAATTACTTCAACTTGACTAATACTTGTATCTATATCTAATATTTCATATTCTTTGTCCAGTGTAAGCTCCCCAGTGTCTGGGATAATACACTTTACAATATCACTCTTTTCTAATTTCCACATTTAAGCCTCCTTGTTTATTAGCTGCTATTAATATAGAAGCTATTACAATTGCTAATTTTCTCATGTTATCTCCCTTTTTTCATTCTATTCAGCACTATTCTAAGCAACACTAAATTTTTGAAAGTTTTTTGTTTATTGTTGCTATCACTTTTTTAAATTCCTCAGTAATTTTTATATAACTTTCCCTAGCTTTTGAATTACCTTTGTTGGCTGCTTGAATATAATTCTTTCTTTTCACTGAAAGAGCTGCTAATTCATTTAACTCCTTATCAATTTTTAGTGCATCCTTTCCATATTCTTTTGTTAAAATTTTCTTTGCTTCTTCAGTTAATATTTTATCTTTCATATACTCCTCCTTAAAGTGCTAATGTTGATAATGCTGCATCTATATATTTTTTTTCAATTTTTAATGAATTGTTTTGTAAAGCTATTTCATAACTTGCTGTTAAAACATTTGCTAAGTTTCTTGCTGATCCTCTTGCTTGTATATTTATATAACTTATTAATGTCTGTAGCTCACTTTCTTTATATAGTTCTGTTTCATTTTTTAAAAATTCTTTCACGATGCTTGAAACATCATCTATCGCTAAATCTTTTAGTGTTATATTTACAACTGCACGGCTTGATAAGTATTCATATTCTTTTTTTCTTGATAAAATTTTACTTTTCAATACCTCGGTCCCAGCTATAACTACACCCACACCAGTTTGGTCTGCAATGCTTCTAATAATGTCAATTACATTTGCTTTTAAGTGTTCTCCTTCATCTATAATTATGATAGTTTCTGTTAGTTTTACAGCATCTTTTATTCTATCTTTTAGAGTTTCAGAACTTCCACTTGTATCAAGTTTTAGTTCTCTTGCTAACTTTTTAATAAGCCCTACACTAGATATTCCATTTTCTGCTGTTATTAAAACTCCTCTACCTTTGTAAGTTTTTAACCATTCTTGTAGAGCATGTGTCTTTCCAAGTCCTGCTCTCCCATAGATATATCCTATTTTTGCACTTTCTATAATTCCTTCCGTTATATTAGAACTTACATAATTTTTTATAGTATTTAATACATGAAATACTCTCTTTTTTGATTCTGTATTTATAGAAAAATTTATTCTTTTTATTTTTCTTTTATGTCTATTTAAAAAGTCTTCTACTTTTTCTGAAAAGGCTTCATTATCTCCAGTATATGTTCCTTTTCTCCATTCTGATAATGTACTTGCTCCCACTCCCATAGCTTTCGCTATTTTTGTATAACTCATATTATTTTCTTCAGAAAATATTTCTAATCTTGTTCTTAACTCTTCCATTATTCCTCCTCTAAATATACTCCATCTCCTAAAAGGATTCTTTCTTTCTTTTTTTCTATCCTTTTTTTATTTTCTATAGCCTTAGTTTCTGCAATTATTGTGCCGTCAATTAAGCCTAAATCATCTCTTATATCTTCTCTTATTCCCATAATCTCCTTACTTAGCTTGCTAATTTTTTGTAATCTCTTTTTATGTGTTTTAATAGCTGTAACATCTTTCCAACCAGCAAGTCCTAATTGTTCAGCTTTGCAAAGAAATTCGCCTGTTTCCTGATATACATAGATATAGCTCAAATTATGTGGATCATACTTAATTTTGGCTTTTTCTGTTTGATGATAATATAAGTATTCATTAACATAAGTATTTCCCATAAATTCAATACCATTTTGCTTTATAGTCCTTATCTCTTCATATAAGAATAACAGCCTAAGCTCTTGCTCTGATAACATCTTTCTATTTGCAATAGGATTTTCTTCCTGGAACACTTCAAGTGGAGTTCTGTTATTCATTCCTCTACCTCTATGAGCTTTCAGTCCTGCTGCTCTTCTTAAAGCGTAATAATTATGGTTTTTAGTTTCTATAAACTTTTCTATTAACTCTTCAAGCTCCCATTGTTCTAAAATTTCTCCTTTATCTAACTTTTGCATTGCAAAACTTCTAAGATGTTCAGGTCTTTCTATAATATTTCCACCCTTATAAGTTGTAAATTGTTTTGTAAAACTTTCCTTAAAATCAACAAACCACCTTTCTATGTGCTTGGCTTGAGCATTGTATGCTTTAGCATGATCTACATCTATTCCTAAGCTTGCATATATTCCATTAAGCTCATCAGTTCCTTTCAATACTTTTGATTTATATGCCTTACCATTATCAGTGTATAGATGTTGAGGTACTCCATACTTTTCAATTCCTCTTTTTAAAGCTATAGCTATAGCTTCAGTTGTTTCGCTCCATGCTAAGCTCCAACCCACTATGAATCTACTTTTTACATCAATCCATACTATTATTTTGGGGGATCCGAAGTATCTTTCACCATTTGCTTTTTTTCTATTTCCTTGATAGCACATCATTTCCAGATCATGACCATCTGACATCCAAACTTCTCCAGCTTTTATATCTTCGTAACTTCTCTCAATAAATGGTGTATATGTGTCTTTAAACTCTTTGTTACCCATTCTTGCTTTATCTTTTTCAATAATATTTATATCTTTATTAAGATAATTTCTTAAAGTACCATAGCTGATTGCCTCAACTCCAAACATTGCAACTATTCTCTCAAATACAAATGTAATTTTTGGCTTGTTTTTACTAAAATAAAGCGTTTTAGCAGTTTCTAAAACCTCTTCTTTTACTCTTCTTATTCCCTTAGTTGTTCCATGTCCAGAAGCCAAAGCCAGTGGATTATGTTTATTTTTTATATATATTCCCCACCACCTACGAAGTGTAGGTACTGTTAGTTTTTTCAAAATTTCTAACTGCTGTGGATAATTTTTACTTGCCTCTTTTACAAACTTTTTTATTATTTCTTCCTTACTATCTCCACCTTCCTCATACTTTTCTTCCAGTTTCATACAAATAATAAACCTAGCATTAGCAACCCGTTGATTCCAACCTGGTAGCTCATCAATTGCTGTTGCTTCTCTCTTTGCCACTGTCCTAGTTACTACTTTCTTTTCTTTTTCTTCCTTAACTTCCACCAGTGAAGCTCTATATGCATCCACCTCAGAAGCCTTATATACATTTTTATAAACTTTCCCTATTTTTTTCTTTTCAACAGTCCAACCTTTCAGTTTTGCAAATCTTAAAGCCTGAGTTCTAGTTTTTTCAAAGAGTCTTTGTAAATCTTCTAATAAGTATTCTTTTGTCATAAAAGCTCCTTTCTAAAAGATCCTTACATTCAAAGCCCTTTCAATTCCCTTTTCAGTTTCTAGATCTCTTTCTGCATTAAGTCCTCTTAATGCTCTATATACCTTCTTTTCATCTAATCTTTCATTTTTACAAAAATCTTTCAATGTTAAATCTCTTTGTAATAGCAACTTTTGAAAAGTCTTTACTTTTTTATCCCTATTTTTAATATATCCTGGTGTCTTTTCACATAGTGCTAAAACCTCAGCTTCTCTTTCTTCTAATTCTCCATTTAAAAGTTTTTTAAACTCATATTGACTTAGATTAAGCTCTTGCATTACCTTTTGCAGACTTATCTCTGCATCAATTAAATTCTTTTTTATTTCTGTTATTCTGATTAATTTTTCTCTATATTGCTCTACCTTCTGTTCTATACACATTTTCAAGCTCCTTTTCTAACTTTAAAATCATCTTTTTATATGTATTTGGATGCTTTTTTAAATGTTCAAGCAATCCTTTTAAATAATTTTCTCTTTCCATTTACTCTCCTTTTTGATATAATCAAAGTATCAGTTTTTTATTTGGGACACCATAGCTTTGCCGAGCATGATGTCCTTTTTTTTAATAATTAAAATATTGATAACCTGCTCTCTTATAATATTGTCTTAAACTATATATGTTTTTTAATCTTAAATACTCCACAGCCTCCTCTTCTTTACCTTGTTTGATATATAGCTCTAATGCTATTGAATGCTTCATATCATCAAGACTACAAACTCTACCTAAATATTTTTTTGTATTCACTTTATTCCAGTACCACAATGTACTTAGATCAAGTGGAAAAATCTCACTTTCTAGTTCATGTTTTTCTGCATATCCTAACAAATCTCTTATTAAATCCCTATTTACTCTCCTTCCTGATATTGTTGAACCTGTATAGTCAATATCTTCAACCTTTATTTTTACAATCTCTTTGAAAAATAACCCTAACTCTTTAAGAACTAAGTATGTAAGTCTTTCCCTTTCAGGTACTGATGCCACTAATATATTAAACTGCTCTATTGTTATAAAGTCCTTAGTTTTAAAGACCCTTTTATACTTTCTAATATTTTCAGTTATATTTAAACCTAGTATCTCTTCAAAGAAAAAGGACAAACCATTAAGTTCTACAAGTACAGTATTAACCGATAATGTCATTAACTTACTGTCTAAATATCTGATTACATCTTCCTTTTTTACATCTATCACTTCCTTATTTGTTGTTTCTAAAAATTCTTTTACTATTCTTTTGTATGTTGTTTGAGTTGAGATTGAATACTCTCTGTAGCTCATTTCTGACTGTAAACTTAATAAATCCAGATAAAATTTATTGTTCTCCTCCATCTTCATCTCCATACACTTCGTCACTTAGTTCATTAACAGCACCAACAATTTCATCTACCTTACTTTTTATTAGTTTTATATCCTCTTGCATCACTCCAATCATTTCAAAATATGCTTTCGCTTTTTCAAAAAAATCAAATATGTTTTCTATTTCATTATCTCTTTGAATTACTAATTCCAACATTTGATCTATTTTTGGTTCTATTCTCATTGGTAATGCTGGAACTCCTTGATTTAAAGCTATTTGATTAGTTTTTAATTTTGTTATCATCTCCTTTGAAAAGTTTTTTATAAATCTTCTAAACTGCTTTGCTCTTTCAGTATTTGCTAGATAAGCAACTTCAAATATTCCATCTTGATTAAATACTCTTTTTTCTCTTTTCTTTAGGATTCCCCCTTCATTATTAAGAACTTTCTTTAAATATGAATATTCTTTATTTCTTAATTCTGGATTATTTTCAACTAATTTTTCAATAGTTTTTTTATTTTCAAAACCTAATGCTTTGATTAGTTCATCCATATCCATTTCAATTTCATTGTTATTATTCGTCATTACCTGTAGCTCAGTATTTTCAAATATTACTAAATTATTTTTAGTGTTCATCTCCTTCACCAACTTTTCCTCTTAAAACCTTTATAATTATCTCCTTGACCTAACTTAAAAATTTCCTATACTCATCATCTCCTTTTATCCTTTATTTCTTACTTCTATCCCCCTTTCTATTTTTTATATTTTTTATTTTTATATTTTTTAGAAAAATATCTTTAAAAAATAAAATCTATTTTACAGATTTTTTAATTTTTTTTTATAAATCTCAGATACAGATTTAATTTGTAACGAGGTTATAAAAATGTTATAATGAATATAAACTTTATATAGAATTAAAAGTCCAAAAAAGTTTTATTTTTTAAAAATGTTTACATTCGTTTTCTTAAAATAAGAATACCATCTTTTTAAATTTATGTCAACATTTTTTTATTATTTTTGTTTTCTTTTTTTATAAAAGTTTACAATTATGGACTTTAAAAGGAGGTATTATGTATTCTATTGGAAAAAAGATTGCCTTTTTAAGAAAAAAAGAAAAGTTAAATCAAGATGAATTGGCTGATAAATTAGGTATAGCTAGACAAAGTATACTTAATTATGAAAATGAAAAGCGACAAATTCCTATTGATGTTCTTGCAAAAATAGCAAATTTTTTTAATGTTACAATAGAAAGTTTTTTTTCAGAAGATGCTGAAGATTTTAAAGAAGTGAAAATAGAAAAAGATTCTGTTAGAATCCCTATATATTCAAATGCTAGTGCAGGAACTGGTATTTATGGACAAGAAGATCCTTTAGATTGGTTGGAGCTTCCTAAATCAATAGCAAAAAATGCGACTTTTGGGACTTTTGTTAAAGGTGATTCTATGGAACCTCGTATTTATGAAAATGATTTATTATTGATTAGAACTAATGAAATTTTAGATACTGGTTCAATAGGAGTTTTTAAATTAAATGATGATATATATTGTAAAAAATTTCAATATAATCCATTAACGAGAGAAATTACTTTGAAATCTTTAAATCCAAAATATGATCCTATCAGAATAACCAAAGAAGATGATTTTTGTATTATTGGTAGAGTTGTTGCAGTCATTGATTATACAATTTAAAAATGTTCTTTTTCAACTACCCCCATTTTTAGGGGGAGTTGTTTTATGCTGATTTTACTTATTTTTTTTATTTATTCCTTGATTTTATGGTGTTTAATTTTAGTATTTTTTATTTTTTCTTACTTTTTTCTTTTAATTTACTCTTTGCACATCATTATCTTCTTAATCCATTTTTTTAAGTTCTTATTTTTTCAATCAATTTTATGCTGTGCATCAATTTTTTAAAAAGTATCATTAATCTTTTCTTGCACATCATCTGAAACCTATTTAAAAATTAAAAAAAGGGATATTAAACCCCTATTGAACGATTATTGAATTTTCTTGAATATTTTTATTTTTTTTCATTTACGCTGTGCAAGATCAAAATATTTTCTTATTTTTTCTCAGAAATTATCATTTTTTCTCACACACTTACACACCATTTTATTTATCTCAATATACCTATAAATCTATTATTAATTAATTTTTTCTTTATAAAATTCCATTTATCATTTCATATTCCCCCTTACAATTATATAGATAAAAAAGGATATAGCCTTAATGTAATTTAAATTCTAATATAGAAATACATAAATAGAGAGGGGAGTTGTTGGAGGATGATAATTATTGTTCATTTAAATTCTAATATAGAAATACATAAATTTTAAGATATAGATTAAAATAAAAGTAGTTAATTGCATTTAAATTCTAATATAGAAATACATAAATTTAAAGATGAACGGTTATAGTACAAGCCGTTCAGGATTTAAATTCTAATATAGAAATACATAAATTGAATAATAAACACTCTATTCACAAGGGGGTGAAAAAATTTAAATTCTAATATAGAAATACATAAATACCTGCTAAAATCAATTTTAAATATAATAAAAAATATATTTAAATTCTAATATAGAAATACATAAATATTTAAAGATGAACGGTTATAGTACAAGCCGTTCAGATTTAAATTCTAATATAGAAATACATAAATAAATTAAAGCTATCTAAAAATAGATAGCTTTTTATTATTTAAATTCTAATATAGAAATACATAAATTAATGTTTTTAGTTAGATAGATAGCAACCTATCTAATAATTTAAATTCTAATATAGAAATACATAAATAATTGTATTTTATCAGATAAAATCAGTGCAATCAGAATTTAAATTCTAATATAGAAATACATAAATCAAAATGTTATAAAAGTAAACAGTTCAAAATTAGAACAGATTTAAATTCTAATATAGAAATACATAAATTTTAAGGTATAAGTGTTATTTTATTAGGAGCAAATTAATTTAAATTCTAATATAGAAATACATAAATTTGAATAACAAACACTCTATTCATAAAGAGGTGAAAAAATTTAAATTCTAATATAGAAATACATAAATGTTATGAAAGTGAATGGGGTCAGGAGTGTACATGCATTTAAATTCTAATATAGAAATACATAAATTGACTTGAATCTAAGTATTTTAGCCAGTTTGAAAAAATTTAAATTCTAATATAGAAATACATAAATTTTACTCTATAACTCTTTTCCTGCACCAATTTAAAAATTTAAATTCTAATATAGAAATACATAAATAAAAAAGTGGTAGCTCTAAAAGCTATCATTTTTTTTATATTTAAATTCTAATATAGAAATACATAAATTTTATAAGTGTACTAATTTAATCATATATAATTAATACATTTAAATTCTAATATAGAAATACATAAATTATAGAATCTTTAAATTCATATAATTTTGTGTAATGAGCATTTAAATTCTAATATAGAAATACATAAATTAAATATCAAGAAATTCATCAATGATTTCTTGTTCTATTTAAATTCTAATATAGAAATACATAAATACAGCAAAGGTTATAGATATAGTCTTTATACAGAAGAATTTAAATTCTAATATAGAAATACATAAATGCTAGGTTCTGATATAGCAAGTTTGAGAGTAGAAGCATTTAAATTCTAATATAGAAATACATAAATTAAAGATTACATTTATATCTAATTTAATTTATTAGTATTTAAATTCTAATATAGAAATACATAAATTTAAAGATTACATTTATATCTAATTTAATTTATTAGTATTTAAATTCTAATATAGAAATACATAAATGTCCCAAGTGTTTGGTCTACGAACAATTATTCCAGTATTTAAATTCTAATATAGAAATACATAAATTTATAGTTGTAATTTCTTATTTAAAGAGTTTATAGGCATTTAAATTCTAATATAGAAATACATAAATTCTATAAATTAAACTTGATGCTGGAGGTGGAACTGATTTAAATTCTAATATAGAAATACATAAATCAGAAAGTTTAGCTGTGGCAGTTGAAGTTTTAAATAAATTTAAATTCTAATATAGAAATACATAAATTGCTGTAACTTCCACCTTTTTCCGTTTTCATATATGGATTTAAATTCTAATATAGAAATACATAAATTTTAAATAATAAAACATATTATTTTTATAATTAAAAATTTAAATTCTAATATAGAAATACATAAATGTATAATTATATTATGAAATATTAATTTTTTTTAGGATTTAAATTCTAATATAGAAATACATAAATTTAAAGATGAACGGTTTTAGTACAAGCCGTTCAAGATTTAAATTCTAATATAGAAATACATAAATGTATAATTATATTATGAAATATTAATTTTTTTTTAGGATTTAAATTCTAATATAGAAATACATAAATTGAATTAGTTCATTTATAAAAAAAATAAAAATTTTGGATTTAAATTCTAATATAGAAATACATAAATAAGTTATGAAAGTGGAGGGTGGTCAGGAGTGTACACAATTTAAATTCTAATATAGAAATACATAAATTTATTATAATCCTGCTGGACTTGGAAGATTAGAAAAATTTAAATTCTAATATAGAAATACATAAATAGCTACCTAAAAAAGCTACTCCCATATAATACTTTTTTTATATCTTTTTGTCAATCTAAGTTTTTTTAGAAAAAAATAAAAAACTTTAATTTTTTAAATTTTTTTATTTTCTTAAATTTTATTTAAAAATAAACACTTTTATAACTTTTGTCAATCTTCCAGTAATTTTACATTATCAGAGGTAGACAATAAATTTTATAAGAAATTATCAGTTTTATCTTCTTGTAAACCTAGCATTTCTTTTTCCATCCATCTTTC